TGAGACAGAGCTTAGATGTGATTTACCAAATGGAGCTAGGATAACTTTATTATCTAGTGAGGCGGGGGATAGTCTAAGAGGATTATTTCTTGACGGAGTTTGCATAGATGAGACAGCACAAATAGAACCGAAACTTTGGAATGAAATAATTAGACCAAGTTTAAGTGACAGGAAAGGTTTCTGTTATTTCATAGGTACTCCAGCTGGAATGGGTAATTTATTTTATGAATTATACCAGTATGCTTTAGGAGATCCAAAGTGGATGACTTATATAGCTAAGGCAAGTGAAACCAATATTATAGACCAGGAAGAGTTGGATGCAGCCAAAGCTCAAATGGGAGATACAAAGTACAGACAAGAATTTGAATGTGATTGGATTGCAAATATTGAGGGATCCATTTACGGAGACATAGTTAAAAATTTAGAAGAGAGAAAACAATTAACTAGAATAACTTATGATCCTAGCCTGGAGGTACATACAGCATGGGATCTAGGAGTTGATGATAGTACAGCAATTGTTTTTTTTCAAAGATTAGGAAACTCTATTTTAGTTATTGATTATTACGAAAATAATCGAGAGGGTCTTCCACACTATGTCCAGGTTATAAAAGATAAAGATTATATTTACGGAGAGCATTTTGCTCCCCACGATATAGAAGTCACAGAATTTTCAACGGGTAAGACTAGATTAGATGTAGCTTATCAATTGGGAGTTAGGTTTAGAATTTTACCTAAATTACCTTTAGAGGATGGTATCCATAGTACCAAGATGGTTTTACCTAGATGTTGGTTTGACATCGAGAATACAAAACCATTGATAGATGCGCTGAGACAATACCATCGAAAGTATAATGAAAAAATCAAAATGTTTTCTAATAAACCAGTTAAAGATTGGTCCAGCCACGCATGCGATGCTGCAAGGTATATGGCAATATCTATAAATGATTTAGCAGAAAAATCTAAACCAAATCAAACTATAACATTAAACGAATATTCAATACACGGAGACTAACATGGGATTTTTAAAACCAAAGATGCCAGCGATGCCACCTATTCCAGAAGTTAAACCTTTGCCAGAACCACCAAAGTTTGATGACGCTGATAGAGCTGCGGAGGCTGCAAAAAAGAGAGCTAAGATAAGATCTCAAAGAACTGGTAGATCATCAACAATACTTACTGGAGCTGATGGCTTAGAAGATGATCCAAGTAAGATAACAAAGAAAACTTTATTAGGAGGATAGTATGGGAGGAGTAGCAAGAGTTATAAGACCACCAAAACCACCCGCACCACCCCCAGCAGCTCCCGTTGTGACTGCGCCAACGAAACCAGAAGTTTCACAAGCATACGCTGCAACAACAACTGACATGGGTAGAGGTAAAGGTAGATCTAGTACAATATTAACTGGAGCTAAAGGTTTAGGAGATAATAAATTAACAACATCCAAAAGAACTTTATTAGGAGGATAAATGGCAATAGATAAAAAAGCCAAAGATATAATAGATAGGTATCAGACGCTCAAAGCGCAAAGATCAACATGGGAAAGTCATTGGCAAGATATTGCAAATTTTTTCTTACCTAGAAAATCTAACATTACATTAAGAAGAACCAGGGGAGATAAAAGGCATGACCAGATATTTGATGGTACTGCAACGCATTCTTTAGAATTATTATCTGCATCTTTAAATGGTATGTTGACTAATACTATATCTCCATGGTTTGTTTTAAAATATAGATCTCCAGAAATGAACCAAGACGATGAGGCTCTTGAGTGGTTAGAAAGCTGCGCAACAGTTATGCAGCAAGTATTTCAAAGATCTAATTTTCAACAAGAAGTTTTTGAATTATACCATGAGCTGCTAGCATTTGGCACATCTGCAATGTTTATAACAGATGATGTTAAAGATGATCTAAGATTTAAAACAATTCATATTTCAGAAATATATATAACAGAAAATGAAAAAGGCATGGTGGATTGCCTGGTTAGAAGATTTCAAATTAAAAATAAAAATATACCAGCTATGTATCCTAATGCACAGCTGCCACAAAGTTTGATTAGAAAAATTCAAGATGCTCCGCATGATGATACAAATATAATTCATTCAGTACATCCATCAGATATGCCTATGGGTTATGATAATAATTCTAATATGGATTTTATTTCTTGTCATGTTCACGAAGATACTGGAATTATTTTAAGAGATAGTGGTTTTAAGGAATTCCCTTATGTTGTACCTAGATATTTAAAATCTAGCAGCAATGAAATTTATGGAAGATCTCCAGCAATGAATGCGCTGCCAGATGTTAAGATGTTAAATACAATGTGCAAAACTACAATTAAAGCTGCACAAAAACAAATAGACCCACCATTGATGGTTCCAGATGATGGCTTTGTATTACCAGTAAGAACTGTACCTGGAGGATTAAATTTTTACAGAGCTGGTACTAGAGAAAGAATAGAGCCATTAAATATTGGAGCTAACAATCCAATAGGAATACAAATGGAAGAGCAAAGAAGAAAAGCAATAAGAGAAAACTTTTTTGTAGATCAGTTAATGATGATCCAGGGTGTTAATATGACAGCTACAGAAGTTATGCAGCGTACTGAGGAAAAGATGAGATTACTTGGTCCAGTATTAGGCAGACTACAATCTGAATTATTACAGCCATTAATAACTAGATGTTTTAATTTATTATTTAAAAATAATAAATTTGCAAAACCACCAGAGATAGTTGCAGATCAAGATATAGAAATAGAATATGTATCTCCTTTAGCTAAAGCTCAAAAGACACAAGAGCTATCATCTGTTATGAGAGGTATAGAAATATTTGGATCATTGCAAAATGTAGCTCCAGTATTTGATTACTTAGATGTTGATGGTTTAGTAGATCATATTAAAGATGTATTAGGCTTACCAGCTAAGGTAATGAGATCTAAAGCAGAAGTACAAAAAATCCAGCAAGATAAACAGCAACAACAAATCGAGCAAGCTGAATTACAGCAAGCTCAACAAGTAGCTGAGAGTGCTGGTAAAATAGCTCCAGCTTTGAAAGCGGGGTTATTAAGTGAATGAGAAAGATTTAAAACAATTATCTATAAACTACAAAACGACTTTTGGATCAGAGAGCGGTCAATTAGTGCTTGAAGATCTTAAAAAGAGATGCAGCTTTGAGACTACAACCTTTGTACAAGGAGATAGTCACGATACTGCATTTAGAGAGGGACAAAGAGCAGTTGTCTTATTTATAAATAACATGCTCAACAAAAAGGAGAAATAACAATGTCGAGTGAAAATCAAGAGGTAGCAGCAACGGAACAAGCTCCCACGCTGTCTGGAGACAATACTCCAAAAGAAAATACTGATTGGAAAGCTAGTCTTTCTGATGAGATAAGAAACGAAAAATCTTTAGAGAACATTTCTGATATAGAAAGTTTAGCTAAAAGTTTTGTTCATGCGCAAAAATTAGTAGGTGCAGATAAAATTCCAGTACCTAATAAATTTGCAACAGAAGATGATTGGAATAAAGTTTATGAAAAACTTGGAAGACCAAAATCTGCTGATGAATATAAATTTAATTTACCAGAAGATAAAACTGTCGATGAGGCAGCATTAAAAGGTTTTGCACAACAAGCGCATAAGTTAGGTTTATTACCTGGACAAGCTGACGGAGTTGTAAAATTTTATAATGATATGATTGGTGCAGAACTTGCTGATGCAAATAGTATTGCAGTTGCAGCAAGAGAAAAGGCTACATCTGAATTAAAACAAGAATGGGGTCAAGCATACGATCAAAAAATAGCAGCTGCTAACAATGTAGTTAGATCTGTTCTTCCAGATGGATTTATGAGTATGCAAATGGAAGACGGCAGCAAACTTGGAGATAATCCAGTTGTAATAAAAGCATTTGCAATGTTAGCTGAGAAGATGGGAGAAGATAAAATTGTTCAAGCAGATGGACCAATGATGATGACACCTAAGCAGTTAGACAAAGAAATAAATAGTTTAACAGCTCCAGGATCAGCTTATTGGGACAAAAACCATCCAGCTCACAAAGACGCTGTTGCAGAAGTTTTGGCTTTACGGGAACAAAAATCAACTGTATAGCTGAGATATTGGGATAATCATTTGACCCCAATTGACTTTAGGAAAGACTAAGATCCATGAGATCTAAAACCGAGGAGCGACCCGCAAGGATAATCATCCGTTTTAACATAAACAACAACACTAACAATAGAGGGAGACAAATATGTCAACTCAAATAACAACTGCATTTGTAGAACAATACTCTTCAAATGTAAGCATGCTTTCTCAACAAATGGGAAGTAAGCTAAGAGGTGCTGTGGATGTTGAAACTATTAGAGGAAAAAATGCGTTCTTCGATCAAATCGGAGCAACTGCAGCCGTAGCTAGAACAACTAGACACGGGAACACTCCTCAAGTCAATACACCACACAGCAGAAGACGAGTTAGCCTTTCAGATTTTGAATGGGCTGATTTAATAGATGATCTCGACAAAGTAAGAATGCTTGTTGATCCAACTTCTTCATACGCTAAAGCAGCAGCTGCAGCTATGAACAGAACGATTGATGATCAGATAATTGCTGCGTTGGGTGGATCTGCAGATACTGGAGTTGCTGGAGGCACGCCAGTTGCATTACCATCATCATCTAAATTCTCAACTGCACAACAAACAGACGGATTAACTATTGCTAAGTTATTAGAAACTAAGTTTTTCTTTGACAACGGCAGCGTAGATCCATCTTTAAAAAGATACTTTGTTTGTGGTCCAAAACAGATCCAAGATCTATTAGCGACAACAGAAGTAAAATCTAGCGATTTTAATACTGTGAAAGCTCTAGCTCAAGGAGACATCAATTCGTTTTTAGGTTTCGAATTTATCATGTCAAACAGACTTGATACTGACGCTACTAATACAGACGATAGATTATGTTTTGGTTTTACAGAAGACGCAATCAAATTAGCGATTGGTGCTGATGTAAAAGCTAAAATCACTGAGAGAGATGATAAATCTTACGCAACTCAAGTGTACTACTCTATGGCAATTGGTGCTACTAGAATGGAAGAGGCAAAAGTCTTCCAAGTACCTTGTGATGAGTAATAATCACTAATGATCGGAGGCGGGAAACCGCCTCCATCTTAATCAACAACAATAGGAGAAACCTTATGCCAATGGGTAGAGGAACATATGGGTCTA